TATCGGTCAGGCTATGGATAAAGACAATCTGCAGGCTGTGCAGTTCTTAACTGACATCACCCGCTTGAATGCTATCAGCACGTACTTGGATTCATTCGTTAAGAATATTCAAATGTACACTCGACCCGATGGCAGACTGCATGCTCAGTTTAACCAGACCATTACCCGTACCGGGCGACTAAGCTCTAGCTACCCTAACTTCCAGAACCTTCCTAAGGGCGGTAAGTTCCCTGTTCGCAAAGCTATCGTATCCCGGTGGGCTAGTGAAGGTGGCGCTATAATGGAGATGGACTTCTCAGGTCTAGAGTTCCGTGTAGCAGGAGAGCTAAGCCGAGATCCTCAGATCATTGAGGATATCCTAGGCGGCAAGGACGTACACAAGCAGACTGCTAGCATCATCAATCAATGCTCAGTAGACGATGTGACTAAGGATATGCGTCAGGCTGCAAAGGCATACACATTTGCTCCGCTCTACGGTGGTATGGGTGCAGGTGAACCAGAACACGTACAGACGTACTTCAGAGAGTACTTTAATATCTACCAAGGTCTTAAGCGTTGGCACTCTACCTTGATGGATGGCGTACTTAAGAACGGTATCGTGCGTACACCTTCTGGGCGTGAGTTTATGTTCAAGGGTGCTAAGCGCCTACGTAATGGGCGTATTACCAATGCGACAGCGGTGGTTAACTACCCTGTGCAATCATTCGCAACAGCGGACATTGTACCGCTATCGTGTGTACGTGCTTTGAGACGCTTCCGTAAGGACGGCTTGAAGTCAAAGATCATCCTGACTGTGCATGACAGTATCGTAGTAGACGTTGCTCCCTTCGAGCAGCCGGCAGTCTATGAGGCACTGAGATGGGCAATGCAGGATGTAGGGGAGGAGCTGCAGGAACGCTTCGGATACACCCCTGTGCTGCCTCTGGATACAGAAGCAGAACTTGGCGAGAATTGGATGGAAACGACAACAGTTAGTGTTGACTCGTGACACTTACTAGGGTACATTCAAGGCTCACTTTTTAGTGATTATCTGGTAAACAGACTTCACAATTACAGGAGAAATTTATGAGTGAATTAGCAATTGTCGATAAAGCGCAAGAGCGCGAACTGGCGATGATGCTTGGCAATGAAGCAGCAGGCAATTCTGGCGGCGGTAGCCGTATGCCTATTCTTAAACTGAACCACGATGACGAAGATGATGCAGGTAACCCTCTTAAGAAGGGAACCTTCGTACTCAAGCGTGGTGATGATGAACCTAACATCTATGCTGAGAAGGCGACTATCCGTCCTCTTATCAACATGTACAACTGGTCTCATTACGTAGAAGGTGAAGGTACTGTCTGTAAGACAATCACCATCCCTAACTTTAAAATGGAACCAATCGATAGCAACGGTGGTGTTCGCTGTGGTAAGCCTGTCTCTAAAGTCTTGAAAGAGATGAGCAAGACAGAGCAGAACCAGTACAAGGACATTACCTGCTTCCGTCAGCTACGCTGCTTAGTCGATATCGAAGGTAAGACTTCGGACGGTGAGAAAGCAACAGCTACAAACGTACCTGCAATCATGTTCCTTAAAGGTGCTAACTTCCTGCCGTTTGAGAATGAATTCACTAAAGTCATTCCTAAGTCAGCTAACTTGTACGACTACAAGGCTGAGCTAACGACAGAGCGTCTTAAGAACGGCGGTGTTACTTACTTCGTAATTCACTTTGAACCAAAGATGAACGACAAGCTTGCGTTAGACGTAGATACCTACGACACGATCAAGCACATGTTCACGCTGATCAAAGAAGAGAACGAGCGTATCACTGAGCAGTACAAGAAAGCTGTAGCTAACCGTAATGCGGATGATGCAGCAATCGAAGCTCTAGAAGCTGATCTAGTAGATTAATCCTCCAAGGTGTTTGGGGGGCTTCGGCTCCCCTTTTTTTCTCTAAGGGGGAAATATGATTTTAGAGACGCAACTTCGACAGACTATGGACCGCCTATCTAATGGCGAACCTGTAGAGTGTAAGGAAGAATGGATAGAGGAAGCCGGGGAAGCTTTTAAAGAGACCCTACGCAAACAGCTATTCAGAGAGAACGAAGGCTTCCGTCTTCGCATGTCAAATATCGGACGACCTACTTGTCAGCTACAGCGTGAGAAGGAAGGTGCCGAGAAAGAGCGCATGCCATACAACCACATTATGCGGATGATGATTGGTGATGCTGTAGAGGTGGTCACTGAGATCCTTCTTAAGTGTGCCGGTGCAAACATCACTGGTGGTAAGCGCAAAGTTTCATACCCTATTGCCGATACTGAGATCAACGGTGAGAACGATATCGAGATCGATGATTTGGTCTACGATGTTAAGTCATGCTCGCCTTGGGCGTATGACAATAAATGGAATAACGGTTGGGAAGGTTTAGCTGAGGATGACTCATTCGGGTATATCGGTCAGCTAATCGGATACTGCCGTGGCTCCGTAGATAGTATGGGTGGATGGATCGTAGTCAATAAGTCTACTGGTGAAGTTACCGTAGTCGAGGCTAACCCATCTGCAGAGGAAGTAGCTAAGCGTGAAGTAGAGATCGCAGACCGTATCATAGCGGTAGAAAACGATGCTCCATTCAAGCCTTGCTTTACTCCCTATGAAGAGAAGTTCCGTAGCACACCTACTGGTAGCCTACGACTTCCTACTCAGTGTGGTTTCTGTAGCTTCCGTAAGGCTTGCTACCCGGAAGCAGTCTATAAGCCTCAGACAGGCTCACAGGCTAAGTCTCCGCGCCATTACTGGTACGCTTTGTATAACGAGAGCTATGCGTAGAACATTAGATCGCCGGGCTTTAGCTGCAGGCTATCGCTCAGGCTTGGAAAGTAAGGTTGAGAAGGATCTCAAGAAGCAAGGTATAGCAGCAGAGTATGAGTGTTTCCGTATTCCGTACGTAATCCCTCAGAGTGATCACTACTATACCCCGGACTTCTTACTACCTAACGGGATCGTAATAGAGACCAAAGGGCGCTTCACTGTTGAAGACAGAAAGAAGCACTTGTTATTGAAAGAACAGTACCCACAGTTAGATCTGCGGTTTGTATTTAGCAATAGCAATGGTAAGATCAGAAAAGGTAGCAAGACCAGTTACGCTATGTGGTGTAAGAAGTATGGCTTTAAGTATGCCGACAAGCTTGTACCGCTAGAGTGGATTGAAGCGAAGACTAATCGCCGATCTCTGAATCTGGTCAATAAATTAAAGGGCGCATAATGAGCGATACAGAACAAGAATACGAAGCACTGAATGGCATTGTGATTGAATTACAAGGCGACCTTGATGGGAACATCATATTCAGTGGTGGTTGGGAATTCGATGACGATATCAACCCTGAGTACGTTGAGTACATGCAGACATTGCTCTCTGGAATGTACGCTATGGTATCTACTCAATTAGATAATGTTTTAGCGGCAGGCGAGATTATCCGTGCTGCACCCGGCTTTGATGAAAGCATCTTCATGCCTCAATCCAATGAGGAGCTTGATATCGAAGTAGACCTAGAAGCTGACGATGAGAAGATTGTTAACTTCGCTAAACGAACCTTCAAAAAAGGTAAGGATAAGAAACACTGATGGGAGGTGTTTATGCAACAACAAGAGGATTGGAGAACGCCTAAGTCACCTTGGGATGACGACAGGCTAGAATATGTACCGAGCTTAGTCATGCGCTACAGGAATCTAATGCATGACGCTGACTTTAACGACCAGTTTCAGGAAGCAGCTCATTTTCAGAAAATGTTTTTACACTACCAAAATCTGATGCTTGACGGCGTGGATTTTGAACCAAAGTTTTAAGGGGGGAATTATGAGTATCGATGACGCTACACCTGAGCAGTGGAACGATGTTCTAAACTATCTAAATGAAACTGAGCAGCAAGCCTCTGCTGACCCGGTTAACCATCCAAAGCACTATACCAATCACCCGTCTGGTATCGAAGCAATCGAAATTACCAAGTACGAGGATTTCTGTATTGGGAATGCCCTCAAATATATTCTTAGACATAAGTCTAAGGGAAAACCCGTAGAAGATCTCCGCAAAGCTATTTGGTACCTACAGACCAAGATAGATATGTACGTACAGGGCGATGAGGGCTGCTAATGCACATTCAGCAATTTCAAACTGTTCAAGGTTTCCTATCTAGCGATGAAGTGGATAATGTGGTAAAACTTATGTCCGCTCAAGTTGACCTAGGTACCGCATCCGTACTTTCCCGGCAGCGATCTTGGAAAGACAGATTTCACCGTAATTGTAAGTCTGGGTGGCTACCTCATAATGCCACTAATGCATGGCTGTATATGCGCCTTAACAGCGATATTCAGTCTATGAATGACCAGACCTACCAGTTCAACTTAGACGGCTCCCTAGAGGCTCTACAGTACCTTGAGTACGGTCCTATGGAGTTCTACCGCCGCCATGTTGATAATGGGCATGACGATGTTGCTACAAGGAAGCTGACAGCAATTATTCAGCTTTCTGATCCTGACGATTACGTAGGTGGCAGCACACGTATTTGGAGTGAAACAACCTCCAAAGGCATACCCCTAGCATATGCTCCTAAGGGGCGTGGAGATCTAACCCTGTTTCCTTCTCACCTGCCCCACAGGGCTAACCCGGTGATCTGGGGGAGACGCAAAGTTTTGGTGGCTTGGTTCCGTGGCTTATCTACCCTTACCTAAGAGAAATAGAATGACAAATAATGAAGAAATCGAGGTCAAGATCGACCTTGAGAGAGATGCTTTGTTCGATGAACTTGGCATCACACGCCTAAAAGAAAGTTACATGCGTGACGAGGAGGAAAGCCCACAAGAGCGTTTTGCTTATGTGGCTAAGAAGTTTGGAACGAACAGTGAACATGCACAGCGTATCTACGACTATGCGAGTAAGCACTGGTTGTCTTTCTCTACCCCTATCTTGAGCTACGGGCGCTCTAAGAAGGGTTTACCCATTAGCTGCTTCTTATCGTACTTAGACGATAGCGCAGAAGGATTGGTGGATACTTATGCAGAAGTTTCTTGGCTTAGCATGCTTGGTGGTGGAGTTGGGATTCATGTTGGTATCCGTGGTGCTGATGATAAGTCTGTTGGTGTAATGCCTCACCTTAAGACCTACGATGCTAGCTCATTGGCATATCGCCAAGGGCGTACCCGTAGAGGCTCTTATGCAGGCTTCCTAGATATCGATCACCCAGACATCATTCAGTTTATGGAGATGCGTAAGCCTACAGGTGATCAGAATATGCGTACGCTTAACCTGCACCACGGCGTTAACGTATCAGATAAATTCATGAACCTCATTGAGCAGGCAATGCGCGATGAAAGCTTCGATGATAGTTGGGATCTTATCAATCCTAATAACGGGCAGGTAACTGAGACTATCTCAGCGAAAGCTCTTTGGATGAAGCTGCTAGAGCTACGTATGATGACCGGTGAACCGTACATCGTATTCCTCGATACAGCTAACGCTAAGCTACCGGATTGGCTCAAAGCTCAGCACTTGAAGATCAATGGCAGTAACTTGTGTACTGAGATCTTCCTGCCGACTAATGAGCATCGTACTGCGGTATGCTGCCTAAGCTCACTCAACGTAGAGTACTATGACGAGTGGTCCAAAGAACCTGAATTCATCCCTGACGTTATGGAGCTACTAGATAATGTCTTACAAAACTTCATTGATAGCGCACCCGCACCTGTATCTCGTGCTGTCTATTCTGCTATGCGCGAACGCAGTATTGGTATCGGTACTCTAGGCTTCCATGCGTACCTTCAGAAGCGCCGTATCCCTATGGATGGCGTTATGGCTAAGGTCATTAACAAGCAGATCTACCGTCATATTCACGACCAGTGCGTACGAGGCGATACACTGCTTTGTGAGCAGCGTGGACCATGCCCGGATGCTGAGGAGCTAGGTATTAACCGCCGCTTCTCTCACTGGACGGCTATTGCGCCTAATGCATCAAGCTCATTGATCATGGGTAATACCTCACCCTCTATTGAACCTTACCGGGCTAACGTATTTCGCCAAGACACTATGTCAGGGGCGTATATACAGAAGAATAAGCACCTTAAGGAAGCTCTTGCTGAGGTTGGTAAGGATGATGGGCGTACGTGGGCTTCTATTACCGCTCATGACGGCTCAGTACAGCACCTAGACGTACCAGACGGTCTTAAGGAAGTCTTTAAGACGGCTAATGAGATCGATCAGCGTTGGTTGATTGAGCTAGCGGCTGACCGCCAAGAATATATCGATCAGGGGCAGTCTCTGAACCTGTTCTTTAGACCAGATACTAACGTGAAGTACTTACATGCCTGCCATTTCCTCGCTTGGAAGTCAGGTCTCAAGTCTCTGTACTACTGCCGCTCAGATAAGCTCCGTAAGGCTGACTCTGTAGGTATGCAGATAGAGCGTAAGCGTATCGAAGATGATGTTGATTTAACTGCCGTTGCAGACGGCGATGTGTGTTTAGCTTGTGAGGGATAATGCAGTGGGAAAAAGAAAACCAAGACTTACAGACTCAAGAGACTACTACAAACCGTTCTCTTACCCGTGGGCATTTGAAGCCTTCCAACAGTCAGAGCAAATGCACTGGTTGTGGACAGAAGTCCCTATGCTCGAAGATACAAAAGATTGGAGAAATAGACTCAGCCCAGACGAGCAAGAGTTCTTAACGAAGATCTTCCGTTTCTTCACTCAGGGCGACATTGATGTCTCTGGGGCGTACGTTAAAAACTACCTGCCATTCTTCCCGGCTCCAGAAGTACGCATGATGCTGTCTTCTTTTGCTGCTAGAGAGGCTATTCACGTAGCAGCGTACTCACACCTCATTGAGACCTTAGGAATGCCTGAGAGTACTTACAATGAGTTCTTAGAGTACTCTGAGATGGCTGAGAAGCACGACTACTTCCGTGAGATGCAGCAGAATGAAAACCTGCCTGCACAGATAGCTGCCTTCTCTGCCTTCACTGAGGGTATGCAGCTCTTCTCAAGCTTTATCATGCTGCTTAACTTCGCCCGTCACGGCAAGATGAAAGGCATGGGTCAGATCATTGCTTGGAGTATCGCTGACGAGACATTGCATACTGAAAGTATGATAAAATTGTTCCGCGAATACGTTAAGGAAAACCGGGAGCTATGGACCGATGAAACGAAGTCTATGATCTATACCATCGCTGAAAAGATGGTGGAGCTAGAAGACAAGTTTATCGACCTAGCCTTCGGCGTGACTGAGATGCAAGGCTTAACTAAGGATGAGGTTAAGACCTACATTCGCTACATCTGTGACCGCCGCCTTATCGCCCTTGGTATGAAGGGTATCTTTAAGGTGAAGCAGAACCCGCTTGAGTGGGTAGACGGTATGTTAGGCGTAACGCACACAAACTTCTTTGAAAATAAATCTGTGGATTATGCCAAAGGCGCTCTTTCTGGCGATTGGTCAGAAGTCTGGGGCGCTGCCGAATAGGAGACCATTATGGGTGGAGTGGCTAAAAAGAAGGGGGCAACACTACAACAGGCGTACGATAAGGGAATGTATGCCTTTACCAAGGGCTATCTAGATAGTCCGTATCCTAAGAAGTCTATCCTCTACAAGGAATGGCTCAGAGGATTTAACACAGCGTATTTCACAAACTTAAAAGGAGTATTGTCGTGAGCTTAGGAATTGATGCAACGACCAATCTAATTGTGGCATGGGGACAAGATCGTGGCATTCTGCCACACCCTGATGCAAAGGCGCAGCTAACAAAGACCTTGGAAGAAGTCCAAGAGCT